ATCGCAAAAGTTCTTTCGGACACCGCAGACGGAATTTCCTTTGATTCTGTTATCCCTTTGAAAGGGGCAGTAAACGCAACAGTAAACCCAAATAGTGATGTTGCCGTAGACTTCGCAGACAACGGACCATTCTTCTCTGCTTCAAATCGTGGCAACACCGAACTCAATCTTGAAATGATTGATGTTGATGTTGATGTATTGGCACAGTTACTCGGACAGAGAAAGGTGAACGGCATTACAGTCGAAACACCACTTGACCAGAGTTCAGACTATGCACTTGGTTTCCGTGTATGGCTTGCGGGAAAAGACGCAAGTGGAAACAACCGCTATCAGTATTTCTGGTATGCAAAAGGAAAGTTCTCTGTGCCAGAAACAGGCGGAGAAACAAAAACAGATTCTTTGAACTTCGGACATATTTCCGTAACTGCACAGTTCGTACAGACACAGTTTGTACCAAACGGACAGGAAACAGGTACAATTTGTACACACATCAGAACAGACGATCCAAGCGTTCCTGCTTCTGTAAAAGCAAATTGGTTCAATGCCCCTGTTGTTCAGACAACAAGTGACGATTCAGAACTCACAGTTTCTGTTGCTTATGCAAACAGTAAGGTAACATTCACAGGTGCCAAAGATAGCGGAGCTTCTTTTGTATTTGCAAAAGGTTCAGTTATTGACGGACAGACAATCGGTGTTCTTGATTCAAACGGAGCATTGGTTGATGGTGAATACGCAGTCGGCACAACCGCTTCTGCTTCACCTACAATTGTCTTTACACCTTCGGCAGAAGCCGAAACACCTGCAAGTGCATTTGTTACAAACGGCTTGAAAGATTCTTTCGGAGTTGGTGCAACACCGCTGATTGATACAAGCCTTTAATTGAAACGGCAAGTTTGCAAAATATCCCTAGTTGGTTTATAATGCCGATTAGGGATTTTTTTTAAGGAGAAATAATTATGGCAGAACTCGACAAAGTAAAAAGCGAAAAGGTAACGCTTAAAATTCACGGTAAAGAACGGGAAATCAAATTTCCTTTTTCTGCTTGGGCAGAAATTGAAAAGATGTACGGGGGAATGAATAACCTTGACAAGTTGGAAAAGGACTTGGAAGAAAAGCCTTTTCAGATGTTGCCGAAACTTCTTTTCATTGGACTTCGTGACAAAGAAGGTGTTACGGAAGAAGATATACTTGACGATTACACCTTAAACGACATTGAACTTGTAAAAGATGTATTTACAAAAGCCTTCCAGAACTCGTTGCCACAAGAAGAAGGAAAAAACGGGAAAGTGGAAGCGTAACGGAATTGCCTTACTCATACCTGTTGACAGAATGTCTGTTACTAGGTTTGAGTGAGCAATACTTCTGGGAATCCACACCACGAAAAATAATTGCTTTAATAGACCAGAAGAAAGAAATTGAAAAGGCACGGCTCAAAAATCAAGCCGTTTATATAGCGTGTTATGTATGGGGCACAGACCCCGACAAATACGAAGAAAACGATAGTCCTGTTGCGGGGCGAGATGTTCCGATAAGCGAAGGTGCCTTGAAAAGTTTAATGATGTAAGGGGTTGCAATATGGCAGACTATAACATTAAAGCGGACATAACCGCAAATACAAAAGGCTATGAAGCAGGCATAAAAAAGGCACAAGAAAGCACAAAAAAGTTCAGCACTTCTGTATCAAAAGTAATACAGGGTTTAGGAAAGAACGGGCTTGTCGGTGCTTTAGGTTCTATCGGGCTTGCTTCTGCGGGTTTGTCTGCAACTCTAGGGGCAGTTGCAAAAATCGCAAAACAGGTTTCGCAGGCAATCGGTGAATGTACAGACGCATACAAAAAACAGTTGATTGCCGAAAGACAGTTAGAAACCGCAATAAACAACAATCCGCTTGTAACGGGTTCGGCAAAAAAACGCTTGACCGAATTTGCTTCCGAAATGCAGAAAGTTTCTAATTATGGTGACGAAGAACTTATACCAATGATGGCAAATCTTGTTTCTTTGGGAAGAACGGAAGAAGAAACAATGAAGATTATGGCGGTTGCAATGGATATGTCTGCAAGCGGTTCTATGTCACTTGATACGGCTATAACACAATTAAACGCAACACTTAACGGAAATATCGGAAGGCTCGGACAACAGAACGCAGAATTAAAAGGCTTGACAGACGAAGAACTCAAAAGCGGAAAAGCCATAGAGATATTAGGGGAAAAGTTCAAGGGTCTTTCACAGGCAACACTTGATACATCAAAACAACTCAAAAACATCAAAGGCGATTTCAAAGAAGCCATAGGCGAGTTTACCCTGCCGACAAGCGATATGTGGAATAAGTTCTGGATTGGTTTCTACGACAAGGGTATTTCTGTTATAAAACAGTTTGACGAATATATGGACAAGACTATAATCGGAAAAGGCATAGCCGAAGAACTTGTCAAGGGTTATAAATCAATATCAGACGAAAGACAGAAGGTTTTATATTTAGAAGATAACATACACGCATTATCAGAAACACAAATAGTCGCTTTACAGAAACATCTTGAAAGCACAAAAAACAGAAACAAAGAACAGGAAGAACTTTTACGCAAAGTAAAAATGGAAGTTGAATCCCGAACATATCTTGCGAAGATTTATGAAGATATGGATAGGGAAGAAGCCGAAAGGCAAAAGACAGAAGAAGAACAACTTGCCATTGAAAATGAAATAGCAATCTTGAAGGGCAAATACCTTGAAAAGATGGCAGAGCAGGAAGCCAAGTGGAAGAACATTAAGGCAGTTACGGGCGAAGAAGTAAAGAACGAAGAAAAAATAAAGTTCTATCAAGATTCCCTTGTTGACCTTATGACACAGGCAGGGGGTCAGATAACAACGAACAATCAGTTGTACAAAGACCAGATTGCAATTATTGAAAGGTTGAAGTCTACGTTGCAGACACCAGAACAAGAAGATTCTGATGAATGGGCGGAGAAATTAAGGGTTCAAGCAGTAGAAAGATTAAAGGCAGAGAAAGAAATAAAATTACAGGAACTCGAAAATTGGGGAGCAACCGAAGAAGCAAAATACAAGATTACCAAAGAGTATAACGACAAGATATATGCTTTGGAACTTGAAGGAATGGAACGCAAAAAACAGGTTGCTTTAAAGTCTGTTGTAGGAACTGCCAATGCAGAAGAACAGAAAAGTCAAATTATAGATTATTATATGAAAGAGCAAAGCTCTTTGATGTCTGAATACAACACACAATATGTTCAAGATATGGGACAGACAGGTTCAGAAATGGGGCAGATATTTAGCCAGATGTTTGGATCAGAAGTCGGTGCTATGATGGACAATGAACTTGGAATCCTGCTTGTAGCAATGCAGAAAGTCGGGGAAGAAATGAAAAAGATTTTTGCAAAGGTTGGCGAGTTCATAAAGGGTGTTTTCCAGAACGTTGTAAATATTTCAAAAAAGATATTTAGCGGATTCAAAAACAACCTTAAAAAAGTATTTGAATTTAATCCAGATGAAGCACTAGACGGCTTATTGGTGTTTGAAGATAAAGTAATAACGTTCTTTATTGAAACACTTCCGAAACTGCCCGCATTTTTTGAATCGGCTTTGCAAAGTATTTCTGTTATGCTTTCTACAGTAAAGTTGAATATTGACAGAAACAAAGTAAAAAAACTTATGACAGATTTAATCAAGACCATAAGAAAATATCTGCCAGACATAGTAAAAACAGGTCTTGAAATAGCAAGGGAAATAATAGACGGCTTTGCAGAAGGGATCGCAGAAAACAAAGACGCTATCGGCGAAGTTTTAGATATGCTTGTAAATATTATGGCGGAATACTTGCCTGATATAATACTCAAAATTATTGACGCAATAAGTATGTTTATTTCAACAATAAAGCCCGAAACATTGGTTGCACTTGTTGATGCTTTTGTAAACCTTGCAAAGAATGTTTGTATTGCCGTTATTGACAATGCGGTAATGATTGCCGAAAAACTTGTCCCTGCATTATTTGAAGTTATGACAGAATTATTTAAGAAGTTCCCAGAAATCTTGAAAACTGTTTTATGGGAAGCAATCAAGGGACTTGGAAAAGTAGCAGAAACAATATGGAATGTAGTCAAAGGCAGGTTAGGTTTTGCAAACGGAACAAATGACGCACCAAGGGGCTTGGCTATGGTAGGCGAAGCGGGTCCAGAGCTTGTAGATTTTAGGGGCGGAGAAAGGGTAATAAATAACCGTAATACACAAAAGCTTCTGGCAAATCAAGGCAATGGTGGAAATGTATTCAATGTAACATTTGAAAATACGGTTGACACAACTGCCTTTGCAATGATGAAGCAGTTGAAACAATATCAAAGAAATCTTGCTTTTAATGGGGTGTTATAATGCAGAAATTAGTTTTCAGAAACGCAAACGGAATAGAACTTGACTTGACAACAGACCCTTTCGGGATAACAGAATGGGAAGGTTTTAGTGCAGATGAATTGAACATACAAAGTCAGCAAGTGCCTTTTCAAGATGGTGGTGTTTTCCTTGACGCTTTACTTGGTGAACGTGAACTTGCAGTAACAGTTGCAATGAATGACGGAAACGACCTTGAAAAAAGATACAGACTGCGAAGGCAGATGATTTCTGCATTGAATCCGAAACTTGGGGAAGGTGTACTGATTTACACGAACGATTTTTTGTCAAAGCAGATACACGTTATTCCACAATTGCCTGTTTTTGAAAATCACAATTCAAACGATTCTGGAACACCGAAGGTAAATTGTGTTTTCAATGCCTGCAATCCTTATTGGGAAGATTTGGAAGATACAGTTGTTGAAATAGATGTAGGGGAATTAGTAAATATAAATAATGAAGGCGATATAAAAACAGGTGTTAAAATAGATATAATACCACAAGCCACAGATACACCAACAATAAGAAATATTGAAACAGACCAAAAAATAACTATCAATGGCATATATACCGAAGGCATAGAAATCGACACAAACGCAGGTCATAAGACTGTTACAACAAAAGCACAGAACTATGAATTAGAACAAGGTGGGGTGTTCCCAAAAGGTGCAGGAAGTAATGATATTCTCTTGCTTGGTGGCACAACTTTAATTTATACGAAAACTGGGGTTGATTGGAAAATTGTTGATATTCATATTCCACAAGACACAGTTTTTGAAATAAAAGATATAATATATATAAATGAAAAAAATATATTCTTGGTAATGGTAAAAGCAGGAACTAATATGGTTTTTATGATTAGTTCAAATTGTGAAAATTGGGAATATATAACAGTTGCGAATAAGACATTTGAAAAAATTATTTATGCGAATAATAAATATTATACGATAGGTCCATATACTGTACAGGCAAGCTTATATGAAAGTAGCGATTTATCAAGTTGGACTAAAAAATCAGAAATAGGAACTACTGTAGGGGCAGTTGACTTATTATATGCAAATAATCAGCAAACATTTCTAATTCTAACAAAAGCTAACTCTTCTGGTCATTATCCAGAAATCAATATATGGTCTAGTATAGACGGAATAAATTGGACAAAAAGGACAACATCTACAACCACAGAATACAGATTTACAAGTATATGTTATGCAGAGAGCAAAAATATATTTTGTGGAGTAACGGAAAATGGGCAGGTATATACAAGTTATGATACTGCTTCGTGGGATTTAGAATATTCAGATAATTATTATTATTATAATATCTATTATTCAGAAATAAAAGGGAAATTCTATGCCTATGGGGATAGGCATTTAGAAAGTAACAGATATTTTATTTCTACTAGTGCAGATACAGTAAATTGGGATATTACGGTAACAGAAGAAAAATTGGAAAATATTCTTTATGCAAGTATTTATGGAAGTGTGGTTTGTACGACATCAGACGGGGATATATATAAAGAAACATTAACTTGGGAAAAAATAAAAAGCGGTATAAAGTCATTGCAGAAGATAATATTTGTAAGCGAAGAAACGAAATATTATGCATTCGGGTATGGGGTAGTATATGAAAGCCAAGATAAAAAAAATTGGCAATTAAGTCATTATTTAATAAGTAATTTTTATGTTGAAGAAGTTGCATATTATGATGGTTTATTTGTTATCGGGGGAAGTGATGGGGGGGAGCATAAGATAGGTTACGGAACGGATTTATCTAATCTTCAATATTATAATGCAGAACTTAATGGAAGTGATGCATATATAGGTTGTATAAAATATATTCCACATATTCAAAAATTTGTTCGTATTTTATATAGTTATTCCCAATCTTATATATCAACAAGTTCAGATGGTGTGACTTGGAGTGAAAATATATTGATAGTGGAAACATCAATATATGATTTAATTTATTCAGAAAGAAATGGAATATTTATAGTTTGTGGCTTTAATAATACAATTTATACTAGTTCGGATATGAATACTTGGACACAAAGACAATATGAATCCGAAGCTAAATCGCTTAAGTCACTTGTTGATAACGGGAAATTATATGTGGCAGTAGGGTCGCATAACATAATGACTAGCATAGATGGTGTAAATTGGAACATAGTAGAAAGTTTCAATGATAAGTCTTTAGAATGTATTAAATACGATAACAGAACAGGTTTGTTTATTTCTGTAGGTTGGGTAAGATATACACCAATATATAATGCACTTATATATACAAGTATAAATGCAATAGATTGGGAAAGTAACAAAACAAAGATAGGTGGGAGTTTAACCGATATAAATGTCGAAGATGGTGTTGTTCTTGTTGGAAACGCTGGAGATATAGTTGACGCAACATCTTCTGGGGTAATAATAACTGCTACTGATTCAGATAATAATATAAACATAATAAATAAAATTACAAAAGATAGTGATATGACTTTTTGTTTAAAAGAAGGACAAAATAAATTGCAGTTCTTATTGAATAGTGGAAGTGGAAAAGCCATAGTAAAATATCGCCAGAAGTACATAGGGGTATAAAATGAGATATAACGAACAGTTGAACTTAAAACTTTATACTTACGCAAATGGGGAGTTTCAAGCACAGGCAATCATTGACGATTACCAAGAAATCAGTTTTTCACACAACCTTTATGAAGCAGGCGAGTTCACAATTACAATAAATTATAATATTCCTAATGCCTTGAAGTTTGAAAGGGGAATGTTCATACAGTTCGGCAATGACCCTTATATGTTCGGGGAAATCTTGACTATTTCTGATTCAATCGGGGAAGATGGAAAAGGAAGCCAGACAAGAACGATTACAGGAAAAGATGCAAGATATATTTTCAAAAGAAGAATCATCAAGAACTTGAACAATGAAGAAAATTGGGCAATGACGGGGGCAGGGGAATTGTGCTTGCGTAATCTTGTCAAAGACCAATGTGGAAGTGGTGCAGAAGCAAAAAGACAACTCCCTGTTGCAAATGCAATTCCAGAATCAACAGATGCAATCGGCAAGGAATATTCTGTAGCAGAAGCCTTTAGTAATTTATACGATACTTTGGTTACCATTGCGACACAATCAGAAATCGGTTGGCGGGTAAAGTTTGACGGAACATTGACCCTTGAAGTTTATGAAGGCAATGACCTTTCAAATCAAGTTCAATTTTCAACAGATTATGACAGTTTGAGCAATGGCGAGTTTACAGACAGTTCAGAAGCCTATGCAAATACTGTCTATGTCGGTGGAAAAGGAACAGGAAGCGACAGGGATATTTATGAAGGGGAAGTTGAAACAGAAGGTGCAACACCAAGTGGAATGGACAGGTTTGAAGCTTGGGACAATCAATCTTCAATGACAAGCGAAGAAGAATATGAAGCAGAAGCCTTTTCAATGTTATCACAGTATGGACAGACAATAAACGTTTCGGGGCAGGGCTTGGCAAAATGTCCGTATATTTTCAAAGAGCAGTACAATATCGGGGACACGATTACACTTGCATTTAGTGGAAAATCTGCAAAGGTGCAAATCTTGTCTGTTACTGAAAATTGGGCTTGGGGACAGTACGGAATAGAATTCAGTTTTGGAAAGCCACAGAACGATTTATCAAGACAGTTGCAGTTGATGTTGAAGCAGATTCAGAAGGCAAGCAATAAAACAACAACAACTTCAAGTGTAAAGTGGTACACAATCCCTACAGACACAACAATGCCGAAATCAGATGTAATTTATGACACAATCGGTTTTGTCGGTGATGTAGGAAGTGGTGGTGCAACTTTTCAGTTGTATTTTGATGCAGACAAGACAGGTGCAAAGACCTATCACGTTTATTTCAAGCAGTTGGCAGGAAGTGGAAAATTAACATTGACAACAGGAGTTTCGGGCAAGGCAAATCTTGTTCTCAATACTGGAACTTATGTTGCTATTATCTATGTAGACCAAGAAGGCAATGTCACAAGTCAAGGTGCAACACCTGTCAATTCCGTTACTGCCGATAATATGCAATCTGTCACTTCAAATGCAGTTGCAATGGGGGGAAGATACCTACAAGGAGTTGAAGTTACCACAAATGAAACTTGGCTATCGGGTAGCCCAATTAAACGCAAGGTTTATAGTTATAACAATGTTTCTTTCAGTGGTAGTGGAGTAGTTTTACAAAGTAATTTTGATATAAACCCTAATAACATAATGAAAATGGAAGGGTATTTTTACGGAAATACAGTTCAAGTTTTTGGGGGAATATTTTTTTACACAGCCTATGGCAGTTTATATGCGTATCATACGGTAACAAACGACACAGGGCTTGTTGTTGTGGTAGTCTATTATATATAGTTCCTTATGATATAAAGAATTATGCTATATAATAATATATCAAGAACGTATTAGAAATCTTCAAAGATTTTTACAATCGTATTCTACAAGTGGCTATATAAAAGCAAGGATTGTCTATTCATAAAAATTGCATAAATAATAAAAAGGGGTTAGAATGAAAAAGTACATTGAAAAAATGGAAATAGAAAAAAAAGAGTTGGAAGGAAAAATTGCAAGGGCAGAAAAGGTGCTTGAATCTTCGCCTTTTGACCTTGACGAAACAGGAAGGCACTTGTTGGAAAAGCAGGTGCAGGCAATGAAAGTCTATCTTGATATTCTTGAACAAAGAATCCGATATGAAAGGAGTGTGGGAAAATGAATGATGAAGTAATTGTGGAAAGGGTGAAACAAGTGGAAGCAGACATCAAGGAAATCAAGGAAGATATAAAAACAATGCCAGACAAGATTGCAGAAAAAGTCAATGAATCTGTCGATATGAAAATCAAGCTTGCAATTTCAGAAACAGAAAAAAAATATCAAGCAAAACTGATAGGACTTTTAATTGCAATTCTTGGTGAAGGCGTTGCCCTTCTGATTAAGTTTATAATGGGGTAAATATGACGTTAGAAGAATTCGTAAAAAAGTATAACGGAAAACAGGTTGACTATGACGGGGTTTTTGGATCGCAATGCGTTGACCTTTTCAGACAGTATTGCGTTGATGTTCTTCTGATTGCAGAACATACGGGAAGTTGTATTTCTTCGGGCGGGGCGAAAGACCTGTTTCTTGATTACAACAAAATGCCTGTTGAAAAAAAATATTTTTCTAGGGGTGCGACAAAAAGGTTTGTGGCAGGTGATGTTCTTATCTGGAACGAAAACTTGACGAATAAATACGGACACGTTGCAATCTATCTTGGAATGGTCGGAAACTCCTATCTTGTTTTTGAGCAGGACGGATTCAAGCAGGACGGATTCAAGCAGGACTGGGCAAAAATAAACATTCGGGGAAAAGAAAATCTGTTAGGTTATTTAAGAAAAAGGGGGTAAAAAATGAAGGTGAAAAACACAAGTCTTTTAATCAAAATAATTTTAATCGTAGTCGGCTTTGCTTTCTGTGTTCTGCATTGGTGCGGGATTTTACCAGAAGCAGAGATAAAAGAAATATGGCTTTCTATCGGCTTTGCTTACGGGGTCGGCTTGGGAACAATTGATTTTAATATCTGCCGTGATAATTGGGTAGAAGGAAAAGAAGAATGAATACATTGACATTCGTTTTGATTATTGCCGTTTTAGTTTTTATTCTTTATGCCGTAGTTTACAAGGCTATCGGCTTGAAAAAAGAAAACGACAAGTTGGAAAAGCTGATTGCCGATTACCGACAGTCATTGAATAAATATATGACCGAACTTGCATTGATCCGTACAGACGGGGCAACAGTTCAAAAGGAAATTGAAAATGCAGAAACAGAAGAAGAAATCCTTGATATTCTCGGTAATATTATTTCTAGGAATAATAACAGGGTGTCAGACAACAAAACAAAAAAATGACCTTCCGCCGAAACCCTGCCGACAGGAACTTGAAGCCCCGCAATCATTGAAAGACTGTGCAGAAATAATCAACTATTACGAACATCTAGTTGAAGAATGGGAACAATGGGGTGACGTAGTAACGGACTTGTATTATCTTGAAAATTGACATATAATCATTATAACTTCTGTAGCGGGTCGAAAACCCGAATAAACCGCTTTGCGTTGTTAACGTAGGGCGGTTTTTTATTTAGGGGAAATTTCCCTTATTTTCCGCTAATTTCCCTAATTGTGTATTTTCAATATTTTTATCGTTTGTAGTTGCCCGTTAAAACAAGCCACCAGACGCAAATACAAGCGTTTTGAGAAGACTTTTGAGAAAAATCGATAAATTATACAAGACATCTATTTTGCGTTGATTTTCGCATTGTCGGGTTAAATAAAAAACCCGTTCGGGAGTATTGCACTCGGAAGAAAGCCGAACGGGAAAGATTGCCTTTTTTACCTTTCAACTAAGCTAGGGGGCTAAGTTAAGAAGGGTATAATTTATATTACATTATTTTTAATGTAATGTCAAAAATGACTATTTACAAATCACGGGTTATGTTTTATTATAAAGATGTCGGGAATAGCGAACCCGATAAAAAAATAAAACTGTCGTTAAGAAAACCTATTCATAGGGTTTAGAATATCTGCTTTGACAGTTGGCAGATACAAGGCTCGCAACCTGCTAAACTCTGTGAATAGGTTTTTTTATTAGTCAAGGGAGAAACAAAAATGACAGATTACAGAAAACTTTACGAACAAACCTATCATATAAAGTGGAATAGAAAAAAATACGAAGTACACCATATTGATTTAGACCACGAAAACAACGATCCAAAAAATCTTGTGTTAGTGCCAAAGGTCCTGCACCACCAATATCATTGCAATTTACAAATATTAAAAACAAATATTGCTTTTCTTTCAGAAATATGGATAGTTGATATGCAAGACATTATTACTTCGCCACATCTTGAAAACTTTGCAAAATACAAACACTTAATGGCTTTATTTTATCAATTAAGATTTTATTATGAACAAGACATACAAGAAAAAAATATGGACGACATTACAAAAACATTTATGCCACAGATTTACAAAGAATATAAATTAGGAGAATAAAAATGGGAGAAACAAGATTTATTAAAACAAAGAAAGAAAGGAATTATACTGTTCTTGACAACACCTGTCTTAAAGACAAAAGTTTAAGTTGGAAAGCAAAAGGACTTATGGCTTATTTTTTGAGCCTGCCAGACGATTGGACAATTCACTTTTCAGAAATCGAAAAACACGCAACAGACGGAAAAGCTTCCTTGCGAAGTGCAATAAATGAACTAAAAGAAAAAGGCTATTTGAGAGCAGAGCAAAAAAGGGTTGATAACAGGTTCGCAGAAATGGTCTATACAATTATTGAAAACCCTGCCGAAGATTTCCCGCTTACCGATTTTCAGCAAACAGAAAAGCAGAAAACAGGAAATCAGTTTACAGAAAATCAGCCACTACAAAATACTAATAATAACAAATTACTAAAAGGACAAAATACTTATTGTAGTTGTAGTACACAACAACAATTCAAAAAACCCACAATAAAAGAAATACAAGATTACTGTTCAGAGCGTGGAAACAAAATCAATGCAGAATACTTCTTTGACTATTACGAAGCAAAAGGGTGGATTGTAGGAAAGGTGAAAATGAAAGATTGGAAAGCCGTTGTCAGAGTATGGGAAAAGAAAAATCCTGCCGAAGCCCCGAAAGAAAAGGACAAAGAATACAATATGGTTTGTGAAGTCTGTGGAAAAGTTTTTGATTGGTCGAATGATTGGGAATGCCCGAAGTGTCATTCCAAAAAAATAGCTATCGGAGAAAAGAAAGCGGGATAACAAGATTGTTACATAAGGTAACAGAACAACTAAAATGAAACATATTCTTGAATCATACAAAGACAATCAGCTTCCAGAACAGGCGAAAGAAAAACTTGAAAAGGCAGACACCTTTCAAAGCCTTCTGCAAGTTCATTCACAGATTAAGAAAATAAATAAAGATTGGAAAATCGGAATAGAAATAAAAAAACAATAGGGGGTAGAAAAAATGTATTACAAGTTTAAGTGTAAAGAATGCAACAGGGAAGAAGAAAAGGAAATTGCAATCAAAGATTACGACAAGGAAAAAGACAAGCAGGTTTGTTCAGAATGTGGAAGCAAGATGGAAAGGGTTCACGAATGGAGCGGGATCGCAATCGGTTCTGGTGAAGGTTGGCACGGAAAATCAGACGGGAGTTCTGCAATATGACAAAAGAAGAAAGAAAAGAATACAATGAACGATACAGAAAAGAAAATGCTTATCGCTTGAAACTGTATCGTGCAGAATACCACAAAACGCACAAGGAACAGGAAAAAGCCTATCGGGAAAGAAACCGTGAAAAATATATGGCTTATAACAAAAAGTATTATGCAGAAAATAAAGACTTGTGGCAGGACTTCTATAGACCCAGAGCAATTGTCAAGGGTGCAAAAAAAGTGTTGACAAGATAATAAAAAGGTGTTAAGATAAAGACATATTAAATCTAGGGGGTACAAAAATGATTGTACGAAATGAATTAGGTTTGCCACAGGCTTTTGTTGAAGCCGTAAGTGTTGAAAGACACAATGCAAAGGGTTCTTATTCTGCAACAACTTTGTTGCATTCCGCAACAGATACATTGTTGACAGAAAGACATTGGGAAGAAATCGAAGTTGACGCTTCGGATTCTGTTTGGGCAGTCTGGGGAACTGCGGTTCATTCTATCTTTGAAAAACAAAAAGACAATTCATTCAAAGAAGAAAAGTTTTCTGTAAAGGTTGGAAATTCTACTGTGACGGGCAGGGTTGACAATTACGATATGGAAAACGAAATACTTGCAGATTTCAAAACCTGTGCTTCTTGGAAAATCATTTACAAGGATTTTGACGATTGGTACAAGCAGGGAATGATTTATGCTTGGCTTATGAAACAAAGCGGTTTGAATGTTAAGCGTTGCCAATTCATAGCTTTAATAAAAGACCACTCAAAAAGCAAAGCAAAAACAGACGCAAATTATCCGCAATCACCTGTTTATGTTTATCAGTTTGATATTACAGAATCAGCACTTGCAGAAATTGAAACATTTATCAAAACACGGATAGCAGACCTTGAAGCAAACGAGAACACACCAGACAACGAATTAAAAGGTTGTACTCCAGAAGAAAGATGGAGTAAAGGGGATTCGTGGGCTGTTATGAGAACAGGCAGAAAGACCGCATTAAAAGTCTGCAAATCAGAAGAAGAAGCAAATGCACTTCTTAAAGAACTTGGCGGGGATTCTATCGAGTTCCGAAAAGGTGAAGATGTGCGTTGCGAATCATACTGTAATGTCTGCAAGTGGTGTCCTTATTATCAGAACAAGAAATAAGTATAAGGGGGCGGGGAAACCCGCCTTTTTTAACGGGGTATAAAATGACAATCTTGCCGATGTTTCCAGAAGAACAAAAAGCCAAAGAAACAAAGAATTGCGGTTATACAATAAGCAATCCAAGACCTTGGACAGAAGCCGAAATAAAATGGATTCTGGACTTGAAGAACAAAGGGTTTTCTGTTTCGCAGATTGCTCAAAGTGTCGGCAGAACAGAAACATCAATTTCAATAAAATTGAAACGGCTTAAAAAAATCGGTGATACTTACAATGAAAAGCACAGGGAAGAAAAATATTTTGTGAACGAAAAGTTTAGGGAATATATAAACCCTTCTTCTTTGCTTGACTGTTATGCGGGCGGGTGTTTCTGGAACGGCAGGATTGCAAAGGTAATAACAAACGATATAAACCCAGAATGCAAGACAGATTACCACACAGAAGCATTAAAGCTTTTATGTCAAGAATATATCAACGGCAACAAATATGATGTTATTGATTTAGACCCTTTCGGAAGTGCTTTTGACTGCTTGGATCTAGCAATCAAAATTGCACAAAAAGGGCTTTGCGTTACACTTGGCGAAATGGGGCATAAAAGATGGCACAGGTTAGATTTTGTAAGAACGCATTATGGAATTGAAACCGAAGCCGATTTTACTTCTGATTTTATAATAGCACAGATTCAAAAAATCGGGTTACGCAATAAAAAGGAATTGGTCGTATTTGACAAAAAAGATTGGCAGAATATTAGCCGAGTGTGGTTTGAAATAAAGCCTGTAAAGGTAACGGAACAATGGCAGAAAAAAGAAAGCCTACAACAAGGGCTTTTTGATTAAGGAGTAAAACTATGACAAGAACACAAGATTGGGTAATAAATAACGCAGATTTATAAACAGTCGGGAAACGCAATTGTCAAGCAGGTTTTAATGGCTATCTTCTTACAATTGGGGATCCAAGGGAAAAAAATATGGAACGAATTATCGGCAGAAGAAAAACGGGACTTGATAAAAAAATCCATTATGTAATAATTAAAAGTGTTGACAAGATAATAAAAAGGTGTTAAGATATACATAACAAAGCAATAAGGGGGCTTTATGAACTGTTTAAACAATTTAATTCTTGAAGGCGAAATCACAAAAGATGTTGAACTTCAGATTTTGGAAAATGGTTGCACAGTAGCAAGAACAACTATTTCTCACACCAGAAGTTATAAAAACGCTAGTGAAGAAATAGTCAAAGAAGAAAACTTTTTTGAAATTATTTGTTACGGAGCAATGGCAGAAAACTTTGCAAAGTTTGGAAAAGAAGGCAGTGGCATTCGTGTAGTTGGCAGACTTAAACAGGAAGGCGAAAAGGTTGTAATTCTTGCAGAACACATAGAATACAAGTTTTCCAAAAACTAAAAAAACAGGCGGGGCGAAAGCCCTGCTTTACAAGGGGGCAGAAAATGACTATAAGGGCAGATTTTAATTTCAGTTATGAAGCAATGGAAATCAAGGTGTGCAAGGGTTATGTAATAGGTGAATTTACACCGACAGAAGAAGGGGGCGATTTCAAGCCCGAAGAAGTAATCTTGCAGAAGCTGATTGCAAAAGCACCAGACTTCAAGAAGGTGGAAGAACTTGCCATTGCAAGTTGTCGTGTTCTTTATGACGAAGAAGAAACAGTCATAAATGTTGGAAGTCTTGCAGATTATCACGATTAAGGGGGTGGCAGGATATGAAATTGAAAGAACTTGAAAAAGAAGTGCGGGGTTTTCTGATTTCAGAACCCAAGACCAGAGCAAGTGATGATTTGCTCTATGCTATGCTCATTGAAGGCAGATTGCAGAGAATGGGGAAATCTTTGCAACGAATATCAGCACACGATTATCTTCTGCACTATAGGAAATACGGCTTGCCGACAATCGAAAGTGTTGGCAGATGTAGGAGAAAGATACAGGAAAAAGACGAAAGCTTAAAGCCTGTTGAATCGGTAGAACTGCACAGAAAGGAAATGCAGAACAGTTTTGTCAAATATGCAGTTGGATCGCTCGGCTTGACATTTTAAGTGTTGACAAATATTTAATAAAGTGTTAAGATGTATATATCAAAAGCAATAGGGGGCTTGATATGAACGAACAGGAATTGAAAAACAAGTATTATGCAGAATCTATCAGCAGACAGATTGAAAGTGCAAAAGAACTTGTAAAGAAAGGGGAAATCACAAAAGAAAGTTATCCGTTCTTTCTGGCATTGACATTTCAAAGAGAGTTGGAATCTTTACTTGGTGTCAAATTTGATACAGGTTTGATAAGGGGGTAAAGAATGAGAAATTATTTTTTTCACGTTCCACCGATAGCAACAGAATTACAGGTGCAGGACAAAGACGAAAAACTTCTGTTTACAATCTGTCACGGAAAATCTGCCGTATATCTTGATATATTGCAGAAAGACGGAAGCAGAAAAGAAAAACAGTTGGTCGAAGATATTCTGGACTTAATGCCAGACGCAACAATGGAAGATTTGAAGGCATTTGCCTGTTTGATTTATTTATTCGGAAGGGGGTGGTGATATGAAAAAGACCATTAGGCAGATAGGGGAAAACAAATACAAAATGGTGAATAAACTTGATAAAGTTGAAGCCGTATGTATCGGGTGCGTTTTATTCGTGCTTATAATTTTAATTCTGTTATAGGGGGTAAAAAGAATGACAGACATTAATTCGGTAACAGTTATCGGAAGGATAACACAGGAAATCGGGGAAAATGACTTTGGTTATATTTCCACAGGAACTGCAAAGTTGCAACTTCATATTGCAAACAACGAAAGCAGAAAGAAGGGTGATAAATGGGAAGACGAAACTTCCTATTTTGACATCACAGTTTGGGGCAAGCCTGCCGAAAACTTAAAGCTCAAAATCCGAAAGGGTTTATTGGTTGCCGTATCTGGCAGATTGAAGCAGGATCGTTGGGAAAAAGACGGACAGAAAAAAAGCCGTATTTACATCAACGCTGATTCCGTTCAGATTTTGGAAAAGACAGAAAAGGCAGAAACAAAGCCTGCCGAAAATAATGACGGATTTCCCGAAGATTTCCCGTTCAACTAGGGGGTAAAAAATGGCAAACACTTTGAAAAACGGGCAGAAAGACGGGGCAAGATTTTCCGTTTATCTGCGTTCTAATCAGTTGGAATGGCTTGACAGGGAAGCAGAAAAAATGGGTGTTTCCCGATCCAAGTTTATCGAGATTCGCACCTTTCCGAAAGAGTTACAAATATTGAAAGACAGGAAAGGTGCAAAGAAGGGGGCAAAATAAATGACAGTATTTGAAAAGCTTAATGAAGCCCGCCTGCGATTTCAAAATGCGGGTATACAGAAAAGCGGACAGAATAAGTTTGCGGGTTATTCGTATTACGAATTGTCGGACATTCTGCCCGAAATAAACAAACTTGCAAATGAATTGAAATTCTGTTGCGTGGTAAACTTTACACCAGAACTTGCAACGCTTGACTTCTGCGATTTGGAAGGTGACGGAAGAATACAGTTTACAAGCCCAATGTCAACGGCAAGCCTTAAAGGGTGCCACGAAGTGCAGAACTTGGGGGCGGTTGAAACTTATATCAAAAGATATTTGTATCAGAATTGTTTTGAGATTGTGGAAAATGACGAACTAGACGGAACAATGAATCCTTCTGCTGATTCAGAAGTTGACAGTTTGATTGCACAGGTAAAATCCAAAATGAACACAATGAGTGACGAACAGTTGGATTTCACAAACAAAGCGATTGCGGGGCGAGATGTTCAGAAGCTCAAAGCAATCCTTTCTAAAATGGCAAAGTAGCCCGTATGGGTGAAAAATAAAATAATCGCAAGATTAAATGCAATTTGGAAAAGCCCTTGCCCGTGGCGGAATATGTGATAATCACGGAATCAGACCCACCCAGAACGAGAGTTCTATTTCCCGATTCTGTGAAGTTCCAGACGATATTCAAACGGGCTTTATTCTAGGGGGGCAGTTTATGAAATACAATATAATCTTTATGCGGACTGATAAAGTTATTGGAATGGGGAAAACAAATATAATACCAAAAGTAAAATCCGAAATATTGATAGACGGAAAATGGCTTGAAGTTTTTTCTGTTGAAACACGGCACTATATAAAAAGGGGTTTATTCGGTTATAAGATAACTTCCTGTTATGTTGTAGATGTATTTCACAATACGGCAAAATACGGAGTGGAAAAATGAAAATAGTGTGTTCAGCAGAACCGACAGAAAACGGACTTCTTCTACATTATCCTAGTAAAGAAATCAAAGCACAAATCCTGCACCTTTACGAAGGGGCAAAAGAAAACTATAACGGCTATTTGAAAGTAGATTTGCAAAAGCCGTATAAATCCAGAACTACAGGCGAAGGATCGCAGAACAATTTGTTTTATCTGCTAGTTACGGAAATATGCAAGGAAACGGGTAATGACATTGAAGATGTAAAAGACGCTCTAAAAGAAAAAGCAATCAAGCGTGGTTATCCTTATAAAATAAACAGGTTAACGGGCAGGCTTCGTCCTGCTTCTACAACAAAAGTCAATACTGTTGAAATGGGTTATTTGATAGACGAAGCAAAACAGGAGTTGGCAGAATACGGAATAAACCCAGATAATTTTTAATTTTTTTCTAAAAAAGTGTTGACAAGAATGTAAATAGGTGTTAAGATATAATCATAACAAAGCAATAGGGGGCTTTATATGTGGAGTGTATCTTATACAACTTATCCAAAAGAAGAAGAAACAGACTTTGAAAAAGAGCCAGAGTTTGTTGCAACAATCAGAAATGCAGACGGACAGAAAGTCAATAGCATTTTATCTACAAACAAGGAAACAGTAAAAAATTGGCTTATATCAGAGATTAAAAAACTTGATATATCGGATTGCTATTCTTTTTCAATGTACGAAGTTGAAGAAGATTAAAAAACAAGCGGGGCGAAAGCCCTGCACAATAGGGGGCAGAATATGTTAGCAACACCAGACAGAAAAGGTTGGTATGTATCCGTAAAGACGAAAGACGGAAGATGTATCGAAGACATTATTACACAGAAAGTCTGCAAGACTATCGAAGAAGCAGAAAATTATTGTGAACAGGTCTTGAAGCTTAAAAAAGCAGAATGCACAAAATGGTCTTTGTGCGAATGTATTTACTAGGGGGGGGCATTTTATGACAAGAGAAGAAGCTTATCTTGAAGAAAAGCATTTACAGGACGGGGAAGAATGATTGACAGGTGTTTAATCGGGATCGTGCTAGGGGTTTTGCTTCTGGCACTTTCTTTTGTTATGGTCAATTCTGTAAGAATCGCAGAATTAGAAAATCGGGTTTCTGCCTTAAAGGTGGAAATTGAAGAAACGGAAAAGCAGAGCCGATTGGCAAGGCAAGATGTTGACTTTATAATAAAGCTTACAACAGACCAGATAGCAAAGGAAGTAGAAGAATGACTAAAGACGAACTGAAAAAGGAAGCAGAAGGTATTGAAACAGTATCATTTACGATAACAAGAATAAAGGAGTAAGAGAATATGACAGAAGAACAACTAGATGCAAAAG